CCTTCTTGGCGCCGTCGGGGATGGCAATACCCTTGGCGGTCAGCGCTTCGCGCAGTTCAGCCACGGTAGCCTTCTTGGCGCCGTCGGGCTCGTCGTCGGCGGGCTCCTGGCGGGCGCACTTCACCCAGCCGAGGGCTTCGTGCTGCGCGAGGGCGACGGGATGCACTTCGAGGTATTCGCCTTGCTTGGTGACAGGGATCAGTTCTTTGTCGGTCATGGTTTTCTCCGGTTCGCAGGAAAGAGGCCGGGGGCCGAAGCCCCCAGCAGCTCATCAGCCCAGCAGAGTGGCGATGTGCTCAGGCTTGGTCACGCCAGTGCCCCAGGCCATGCAGATCTCGAACTTGACCTGGCGGTACTGGCGGTACACGCGCACCTCGAAGGTGAGGCCGGTCACAGGGTCCGTGATCATCATGGAGTCGTCGGCCGAGTCGCCGCCATCAGGCACGGCAGGAGCGCGGCAGGCCAGCACCAGGGCGTTGCGGCTGAACGCGAAGTTGCCGGTGTAGCTGTTGCCCACGGTCAGCGCGTTGGCCGTTGGAATGGTCATCAGCGCGCCTGGGCGGTTCAGGCTGATCGTGCCGGGAGCAGCCACACCCGTGCCGATCACGTACTTGTTGGCAGAGTCAGCGGCGAAGGTCACCACGTCACCAGCCAGCACCGTGCCCGTGCCAGTAACCAGCGCGATGTCGCGCACGCCAGCGGCCGTGCTGCCCGAGGTCACGTAGCTGGCGCCAGTGCCCTTGACGTGCTGCTGGATGCCGGCCGAGTAGCGAACGGCCATGTTCTGCAGAAGGTCGGTCATGCCGGTGCGCAGCATGTCGCTGGAGCCAGCTTCGTTGACCTTGAACAGAACCGACTGCTTGCCGCGCAGGTTGGCGATGGATGCCGAGTTCAGCACCAGCTGGCGGTTGACCACCGGGGCGCCGTTGTCGTCCAGGATCTTCGCCACGCCGGCCAGGTCCGACAGGTCTCCAGCAGTGCCCAGGGGCGTGGTGCCAGCGGTGCCGTAGGCACGGGATGCGCCGGTCTTCGCGGACGCAGCCAGGTCGATTTCCATGGCGTTCACGATCTTGCGCATGCCGTCGGCGAACTGGTCGGCCAGGATCTGGTTGTAGGTTCCAGTGGAGCCCACGGCCTTCTGCTCTTCACCGTTCCAGCGGATGGGCGCAGCCTTGGACTTGCTGATCGTGATGTCGGCAAAGCCCACGGTGGTGTCACCGCTGTTGGCAGGGGTCGCGCCAGGCGTGATGTCTTCCAGCGCACCGGATTCACCCAGGGGAATGCGGACCGTCTGGCCCACGGCCGCCCGCTCTGCGTTGCTGTCACGACGAACGGCAGGGATGAAGCCCACCATTTCACGGGACACTACGTTCAGCGCCTCGTAGAGAGTTGGAATCAGGCCGGTCAAGGTGTTGGCGCCGATGGCGAAGTCCTGCTTCTTCTGGGTCACCCAGGAATGCGTGAACTCGAACACGCGAGCCGCAGCAGCGGCGACGGTGGCCATGGGCAGGATGGCCGCGACAACCGCGACCAGGGCGAGAGCGACAAAGCGCAGTTTGGAGAGAGTGGCTTTCATGATGGCCTTTCGGAAATGAAAAAGGCCGCACATGGCGGCCCGATTGGTGGATGGTTGAAACGTGGTCAGTCGGTGATCTGCACGGCATCCTTGCCGGTGACCGCTGCGGCCTTGGCCGTCGGGTCCAGAGCATCGAACTGCGCGCGGGTCATGGTCTTCTTCCCGCCAGCACCTTGATTGCCGCCATGGGCGCCGCCACCAGATGCGCCAGTGCCCTTCAGGATCTGGTCCTTGTAGGGGTACTGGTCCACCAGGGTTTCCAGGGCTTCTTCGAAGTCAGCCAGCTCACCGGGGCGAGCGCGGCTGAAAATCTTGTTGCCTTGGGCGTCGTAAGCGACTGTCTTGCCTTCTTCGATCTTGAAGGCGTTGCCGAAACGGGCTTGCACCAGATCCGCCGGGATGGCGAATTTGTCAGCGATGACCTTGGAGCGCGCGAACGCACCGCCGATCTTTTCGCCGTACAGCGCTTGCTCCAGCTCGGTCGCCTTCTTCACCACGGGGGCGTACTTGTCCTCCACGGCCTTGATGGCTTCGGCCTTGACCTTCTCGACTTCGCCGGCATCCACCAGCTTCTTGTCGTCCAGATTCTTGATGGTGCTCAGGGCCTTCGCGGCTGCCACGGGGTCTTCAATCCCGGCATCCTTGAATGGCTTCAGCGCACCTTCAGCGGCTTCGGCGCGCTCGCGGTGGCTCTTGGCCTCGCCGTTGAGGCGGGAAATGGTCTGGATGGTGCTGTCACCATCGAAGGCCGTTTCCTTGCCGTCGGCGTGGACGAACACGGGGAGCTTTTGGCCGTTGACTTCTTGGAGAACGATTGCGCCGTTGGCGTCGAATTTGAATGGCATGGTTTGAGTGCTTTCTTCACAGGCATCCACCTGTGGACGGGTTAGGCCATCCGGCCCGGTGCGCTCTCGGCCATCCGGCGTCTGAGCATGAAAAAACCCGCCGAGGTTGCCCAGGGCGGGTTGTTGGGGTGGTCTTCCGACCTGAATTCGTTACTTCACAGCCTTCGGCTTCGTCCGCCTGGGCTTCGGCTCCTTCACCAGCTTCGGCGGGTCTTGCACCATGAAGCTGAGGATGCCCCGCTTGTCGCAGTGGTAGCAGACCTTGTCCGCCGTCACCGTTCCGCGCTTGATCTTGCCGTCCTGGCCGATGTAGGAGCCAGTGACCACCGTCATGGTGTCCCTGCCGCCGCACTTCGAGCACTGCAGCATGCCCGGCGCACGCTTCATGGCCTTGACGCGCTCGATGGCGGCCTGCTTTGGGTCCGGCTCGGCGGGTGGGACGAGAACCAGGCTGCTCACGCGGCCTCAACCGACTCTGGCGTCACATAGGTGGCGAGCACGGTCTCTTTTCGACCGCCCTCAAAACTCAAGTCAACTTGCACCGCCTCCATATGGCGGAATGCATGCTCCCATTCTGGCTTCGTCAAAGGGCCCACCTCAACCACGCCGCGAACTTCACGGCCATTGGCCTCTCGCACCGACCACAGCGGCTCGAGGGGTTTCCGCAGCAGGTTTTTGTAGATGGTGACTTTGCGCATCACGCCATTTTGCCTACAACCCAGCCCGCTTGAAAGCCTCCGCGTCCTTCTCCCTGAGTTGGTCCAGCGTCAGATATCGTCCGTTCTGCGAGTACATCCGCTCCAGCGGCAAGTTGCCTTCGCTCATCAGCCGCGCCCGCGTTGGGCCCAGCACCTCAATCTGCCGTGCCGACG